TATAAAACTGGTAAAATAGAATGTATTGAAGCGATGGAAGCTATGTTAACCGCTGAGGAATTTATCGGCTATTTGCGAGGTAATGCGTTTAAGTATTTATGGCGCTATCGCAGTAAAGGTAAAGCCTATGAGGACTTGCAAAAAGCACAATGGTATTTAAACCGATTAATATCTATTCATAACCCAAAATAATATGCTTACATGGTCTGACTTGGTACTACCACCTATTAATTTATGGTCACTGCCAAGTCAGTGCAATTTAACGAGAAATAAGAAAATGGCAACAGAAGAAGGGAATACAGATTTAGCGGCTCAACATGAAGAAATGATGCGCGATAAAGCAATAGGAATTATTCGCAGGAAAGCCGCTAATATTGATACATCAAACCCAACCGGCTTATGCTGGAATTGTGGAGATTACGTTGGGCATAGTAGAAGATGGTGTAATGCAGATTGCCGAGATGATGAAAATGAAACCTAAAATTAGAAAAATAGGTCGGCTATGGGTATGTTATACCGAGTGGGAAGATACCATAACCTGTACCGGTAAATCACCAGAACACGCTTACTCTCGATGGCTTGTTAAGAACCAATTGAAGATAGAACAAAGCCGCTGAAAAGCGGCTTATTTATTAGGGCGTTAAGAATAACTCTGCTTCGGCATTACGTCGTCGCGTAAGACCCGCAAGTGGTTTTCCACCTGCTTTATCCCATCTAAGGAACTGCTTTGCAATCTCAGCTTTACTGTTACCAGCTTTAAGCATCTTGACCAGTGTTGAACTGGCTAAATTACCTGCTCCGATATTGTAGGTGAGCGATACCAAAGCATCAAATTCGTTTTGAGATAACTCTACTTTAATGGCATTTACCGCGTGTTCATAAGGCGCTAATGTTTTAGATAATAGCAGTAAAGCCGCTTCTTCATTTGCTAAAGTCTGACCTTGCTTAACTGCGCTACCATCTGAGTATCGCGTTGATCCGATACCAATTGTCCATACACCAGCGGGGCATTTGTAAGAAGTTAATTTACAACCCTCAAACTCTTTAATTAACGCTAGACCTTTTTTACCAATGTTCATTTCTTTGCTCTCATAGAAAGTACCGTTATCAGTTTTTGTGTTAGGCGGATCATGTCGTTATCGAGCAGACGTATTTGGTCTATTAGCTCGATTAGCGCATCCGTAGTTTCATTTAGAATAGGCTTAACAATAGTCGTTACCCATATCCAAACAAAGTAGACGATATATCCCATGCTACTTGATGCAATAATGGGGAAGCCATATTGGTTAATATATTTGGCAAGTGCGTCTACGTCCATCAGTCAGTTCGCTCCTCTTGTGGATTTTTAAACCGTGCCACTTTCTCTTTCTCAATAGGCATATCGAGTGCTTCAGTCATCAGTACGTCTATCTTGATAATGTCCTGTGACATAGCCGTCACTCGTCTATCTAGTTGCTTGATGATACCGATAAGACTTTTGATTTTCTCAAGTACACTATCAAGTAAAAACTTGATAGTGAGAAATACAAAGTACATACCGACACAGGCAGCCGCTATAGGGAATCCGACATCAGTGACGAATTGGAGGAATTCCATCAGCGATTACCAAGCCACCATGTTAAAAATGAGAATACTGCTCCAATCGTAAATACCACGCCACCGATAAAGCCTTTGTATTTAGTCTGTTCATTCTTCATTTCTTCAAGAGTGGCGATTATTGCATCAAGTTTTTTACCTCTATCCTCAAATACTTCTTCAAGAGATTCAATTCGTTGTTCCACTTTAGCTAAACGGCAGGCTTCATCCGGCATGACAATATCCTTATTTTTTCTTAGATTGAAATTTATGCGCTTTCTTATCAGCTTCTACAAAATCCTTACCGACAGATTGGAGCATTCCCACTTTCTTTGCAAACTCTGGACTATGCGCTATTGCTTGCATGAGTTTGTGTTGCGCTTTAGATTTGGACGGCATTTTGAGAATCCTCTTTATTTTCTGCAGCTTGACTATCTGTTTGCTGTTTTAAATCCACAAGCAAGGGATATGCACCAGACGCTGTTGGGAGTTGACCTAGCATATTTAATACAGCTTCCGCAGCTTCTTTAGATAAGTTCCAAGTAATCATTAGTTGCTCCAAGGTGTGCCGTTAGAAAGTACGACTTGTTTGTTTTCAATATGCGCGGCTAATTCTGAATCTGCTAATGCTTCAGACTGTGTACCCACTAGCTTTTTAATCCATGCAATAACGTCTGCTTTTGATAGTTTATCGTAATCAATTGCTGTGCCTTTAGGTGCAGGTAAGCCTGTAATCGAGTTAACCGTTACGCTGTCTGTGCCGTTTGATGCGGTGATTGTAAATTGTACTTGGTTCACAATACCGTGTTGATCGCGTTGCAAATTAATTGGTTCGTATGTGTATGTTGTTGTCATGATTTAATTCCTATTAAACTGAAGTGATTGTTTGCCATGCCGCGCCTGTGTAGACGCAAAGTTTACTTAATGTCGTATCAAATACCACAAGACCTGCCGCTGGAGATGATACTGCATTTTTCTGTGTGGTGGTCATGTTAGGGAATCTAACGCCCTTAGTGGTTGACTGCGCGTCAAGGATAGCCGATGCGCTTGGTGAGCTTGTACCAATCCCTACGTTGCCAGACGAGTCAATTCTCACCCTCTCCGTAGGAATCGACGCACCATCAGCCGTGGTGGAGAACACTAACCTTCCGGGCATATCGTTCGTGCCTGGAGTGCCGTCTACTTGAGCTTCAATTCTTGTTGCTCTGATGTAGTTCGTGCCGTCGTATCCCCACATTTGCATAACACCCAAAGCGTCATTAGAGGCTACAACCGTCTTACTAGCGACAGTTCCGCGAGTTTTGTATATGTTTATCTCTGGGGGAATGGCATTCGTTCCAGCATACTGCATCCCCAACAGATTCTGAGCAACAGTAACGGTGTTGTTCGTAATGTTTACTGCGTCTGGAGTTGCTGGAATTGCTGCGGTTGTTTGTCCTATGAATACATTTCCTACACCATCAATAACAAAAGGCGTCGAATCAGGATTCGCTGAGTCCTCGACCACCAGTGCATTACCTGTGCCTGCCTGCGTGATACGTAGAGCTGCGTTAGTGTTATCCGTTACGCTGATGGTTGTGCTACCAGCCAAATAGTTAGGTGCTGACCCTGCCATGTAGAGGTTATATCTAGTTGTACCGGCAGAGGCGTTTAGTCCACCGTAGAAACCGTAGTTGTTGGTTGCGCCTACAAGTGAGCTACCTGCAGCAAAACCAAATTGATTACTAACAGTAGAACCAGCTCCAAATGTTCCTTGCGATGCGCCATATATTTCTAAATACGTTACATTAAAGGATGCTGCTTGAGTTGACGATGTTGCTGAAAAATAATTTGCACCAGTTGTAGAGTCCGATTGGATTTGACCGCTAGATACTATTCCTTTTGTTGATGTAAAGCCTGTTAAATTTTTAGCTACAGTTACTGTTTGATATGATAACGGAACAGTACCAATCCCCAAAGACCCAGCCAAATAGTTATCAGCCGTGCCTGCCATGTAGAGGTTATATCGGTTTGCGCCAGAGGCTATACCACCGTAGAAACCGTAATTATTAACTGCGCCTGTGAGAGTGCCACTTGCACTAAAACCATATTGGTTCGTTGGCGTAACTCGGCTACCTCCACTAATAGTGCCTTGATATGTAGAATAATGAGAGATTCCAGCTACACCGGTGGCGGAATTTTCGGTAGCGATACTTGTTGCATAAACAGTCCCAGTGCCCGTTACTGAGCTTGTAAATGTCCCTTCGGTTAAGGTTCCATAGGAATCGACTCCTCCACTAATAGTCCCGCCAACATACACTTTTGAATTGACCGGTGGCACACCACCAATCCCCAACCGTCCAGCCATGTAATTATCAGCCGTCCCCGTAGCATAAATATTATAGCCCGAGTTTGCGGTGAGGTTAATTTGCGCAGGGAAGGTTGGAGCATTAGCAAATACCGCTGAGCCTGTACCCGTTTCGTTTGTTAACGCTGCTGCGAGGTTAGCACTAGAAGGTGTTTGAAGGAATGTGGCTACGTTTGTGCCGAATTGATTTGATGTTAAATTAGTAATCCACGCGCTACCAGACCACACTTTAAATACGCTAGTTGCGCTGTTCCAGTACAGCGCACCAACAAGCAGCGCATTCCCGTCATTGTCAACGCTAGGGTCAGATGTTTTTACACCTAAATAACGATCATCAAATGAATCATAACTAGCGGCTGCGGCTGTTGCGCTATTTGCTGCTGCTGTTGCACTTGCCGCAGCTCCGCTATCGCTTACATATAAATCCCAACTAGCGCTTACTGTTGGAGCATCGGTTGTCGTAGTCACTTTACAGATATAAAGTGAGTTATTGTAAGACACTACGTCTAAATTTTTATATGTTCCTGCTGACCATGTGCCGCGAGAAACTAACCCTATTCGCCCTAAATTTGTTGTTGCCATTATAAAGTCTCGTAAGTTAAGATTAATTCACCGTTTGATAATGACGGTGTGGAAGTTGACAAATGTGTTACAGTGAGTTCTCCACCCGAAATAGTAAACGCTCCAAAGTTTATTCCTAACATTGATCCTGCGTTTGCAAGTAGGGTCGCAGTTGAAGCCGCGCTGTTTGCAGAATTAGTTGCGCTGTTTGAGGCTTCAACAGCTTTGGTAGTCGCGATTCCCGCTTGCGTCGTTGCCGTTGTAGCGGATGTTGAAGCTGAAGATACGCTGTTTAACGCGCTAGTAGCCGACGACGCAGCAGCAACCGCTTGCGTTGACGATATCTGCGCTTGCGTCGTTGCCGTTGTTGCAGATGTTGTTGCGTTACCAGCTTGCGCGGTGGCAAGGGTAACTTGAGCCGCACCATTAGTAGTTGCTAATCCTGCTTGCGTAGTTGCCGTACTTGCACTAGCTGAAGCATTGGTAGCCTGTATTGTGGCAAGAGTAACTTGAGCCGCACCATTAGTAGTTGCTAACCCTGCTTGCGTAGTTGCAATGCCTGCTTGCGTAGTTGCAATGCCTGCTTGCGTAGTTGCAATGCCTGCTTGCGTAGTTGCCGTGCTTGCGCTACTTGAAGCATTGGACGCTGATGTTGATGACGCTAATTCAGATGCCGCAGCAGCGTCAGCAGATACACCAGCATCATGTGCATAGATAGCTGAGTTTGGTGTTAGATGGAAAAAGCCTGTTGCTGTACTGTAGCGAACATCGATGACCGCCCCTGCGCTAATATCCCCTGCTGAAATAACATCGCTATTAGTTAGTCGAATTGACTTTGCACCAAGACCGTTTAAGTTAATACTGGCTGTCCCAGTATTACTATTTAGCGGTCTAAATACCACCTGTAAACCATCGGTATAACTAGTGATTGACGCATCAAGAGTAACAACATAGTTGTTAGCTGTACCGGTATCTACAGAAAAGTTTACTGTACCGCGTTGAAGTTTGGTTTCATTTGGCAGTAATGCAAAGGCAACGGCTGTTGCTGCTTTAACCGCATTAACGTCTGAGGATTTTGCCAGTGTAATCTGAGCAATATCAGCAGGAGGATTGAACGTACTCATTTTATGTCCTTACGTCATCTCGACGTTATAAATAGCGCGATTATCGATTATGGCGCATACACATTATTAAACTTAC